AATTAGATGAGTTGAGTAAAAAGGGAAAAAAGAAGTTGAGGGAGTGGTGTCTTAGCCATATTCCCGTTGATGTAACTGATAGTTGGTTGATGGCCTCGGCAACCAAAGAGGAATATATGGAATATTACAAAGAAAAGGTTGATGATATTATGTTTCTTTCTATCGGACAGATGATTGAATTTTTAGGAAAAGATTGGTGGAAAGACTTATTTGAATGGGATTATGGCGAGATAATTCATTTCGATCAATTTGAAGATATTGAACTTTGCGATGCCCTCTGGCAAGCAGTTAAGGAGGTTTTAGAAAAATGAAACAAAAATTTAATCTAAAAAAGTTTAATCTTACCCTTTGGCGAGATGTTAAGGAGACTTTAGAAATGATACAATAGGCCATTAAGATTATTTAGATCAAATGGCGAAAAAGAAAAGTTTGGCAAAGGTACTTAAAGGATTTACCCCAAAACAAGCCACTTTCTTCATTTGGTATGCGATGACTGGTAATGGAACAAGGGCGGCTCTTCGAGCTTATTACCCCAAATTCCCCATAGATAAGGAGTTTATTAAACTTACAGAGGAAGAGCGTCGTCAATATGTGACTGCCGATGCCATAGCTAGAACAAATCTCGAAAAACATCGAAACCCCCTTAGTTTGTATATGGAACAGAATGGATTAGATTTGAAAAAGGCACTAAGCAAGCTACAGGAGGGGTTGGAAGCTACTAAAACATCTAATGCCGCCATTCTTTTAACCAAGGACGGTAAGACAGTAAAAGCAGAAGAACAGGGGATTATTGAAGTTCCCGACTACCCGGAACAACGGGAATGGTGGGATAGGTTAATGAAGTTGCTTGGTAAGGATATGTCGGATAATAGCCCGCCGTTAGTAATTGATAATAGGAAACAATATGTCGTCAACTTACCAGAAAGAGGTAATATGGACACCCCACCCAAAACAGAAGGAAGCATTAAAACGGCTTGAATTTGAAATACTTTATGGCGGTGCCCGTGGAGGCGGAAAAACAGATGCCGGTATCAACTGGCTAATATACGATGTTGATAACCCCAGTCTAAGGGCTTTGATTATCAGACGAAACAGCGATGACCTTCGGGACTGGGTAGATAGGGCCAATCAAATATATTCCAAACTAGGGGCAATTAGGGCCGGTAACCCACCAGAGTTTAGATGGCCTAGTGGGGCGGTATTTAGAACCGGCCATTTAAAGGACGATCAGGCCTACACTAAATATATCGGCCACGAATATCACCGGATGCTGATTGAGGAATTGACACAAATACCAAGTGAAAACAACTATCTAAGGTTACTAAGCTCTTGCCGGTCAACTAATAAAGAGTTAAAACCCCAGGTGTTTGCAACAACTAATCCCGGAGAAACAGGCCATGGCTGGGTCAAAGCCCGTTTTATTGATCCTGTGCCCCCGGGAACGCCAAACAAAGAGATGGACAGAATTTTCATTCAGTCAACGATAGACGACAACCCCTCGTTAATGGAAGCTGACCCTAACTATGTTTCCCGTATTCTTGATCCATTAAAAGAAAAAGACCCCGACCGTTACCGGGCGTGGCGGTTTGGCAGTTGGGATATATTCGCTGGTCAAGTGTTTAGAGAGTTTAGAAGGGATAAACATGTTGTTAAGCGATTGTTGCCTAAAAAGAAGTTCCCCCACTTCCTGTGGTTTGACTGGGGCTATTCTGGCAGGGAAAGCGATGAAGGGGCCTTTGCTGGTCTTGCTGGCTCTCTAGTAAGCTCTAAGCATAATGGATTAGCATTTAACCGGGTGGTTGTTTACAAGGAATGGTATGGCAAGTATCTGAATCCTGAAGAATGGGCAGAAAAAATCTACAAAGAGAAGCCGGTTAAGTTTTACCGATATGGGGTTGCTGATGCGGCGATGTTTAACACCCAAACAGACGGTTCTATCTCGATTGCCGATTTGATGCAGAATAAGTGGAAAAAGTTAAACAAGGGTAATTGGGTGACACTAAGGAGGGGAACGAGAAACAGAATCGCCAGGGTGGCGACTTTGCACAACTGGTTGTCAATCGCCCCGGACGGTATGCCCTATCTGATAATAACCGAAAACTGCAACCACCTTATCAGAACAATCCCGGGACTAGTTCACGATGAACACAATATTGAAGATGTTGACACCGATAGTGAGGATCATTTATACGATTGTTTGACCTATGGTTTGTCAATGGTTAAATTCATCCCCGCCCACCTTGGTGGCGTTGGGCCAAAACAAAAAATGAAGGAGGCGACTAAACCACCGTTAGACAAACTTGACCTAAAAGCCTTTGAAACAAGTCCTAGAAAAAGTCGGGACTGGAGGGTGTTATAATCAAGCATGCAACCGATTCACAACAAGGTTTTTAGGGGTGGGGAACTTCGGGCTAGGAAAAGAACTTACACCGTTTGGACGGTTGCCAGTGACGATAACCGCTGGAAGGCTTACTTTTGTCCCGACTGCCGAAACATCATTTGCCAGTATAAAGGGGACATGGTGGCTGAGATTCCTGGTGAAGTTGAGAGTGTCTACCCGATTATGATTCAATGCAAGAACCCCAACTGTGGACGCAAAATAATCTTCAATGGTACAGTCCGTCAAGTTGTGGTAGAATAACTCAGGATATTTAGTCCGCCTATGGCGGGCTTTTTTTTGATATGGAAAACGAAATAAACCCAACACCAGTTGACAGCGATCCTTTGAAACTTGATTTAAAGGATGATGTTTTTGTCCGGGTTCTTGATAAAAAGATTAGGGAATCAAGGGAATACTTTACTAAAATTGGTTTATATGACCGAAGGGACAAGAATGAAGAATATGTCTTTGGCAGAGAGATAGATAGACTGCTAAAGGAAAAGAAGATTAGTAGGGACTCCCCCCGTTATCTTGACAATCTTATTTACGAATCTGAAAAGACCCTAAAGTCTGTCGCTTTATCAAGGGTGCCAGAGATTACCGTCAAACCGGGTAACGATAGTAAAGAGAGCAAGCAGACGGCTGAATCTTTGACAAAAGCATTGAATAACAGGCTAAGGGCACGGGAATCCAGACAGGTGCTGGGCAAGGGTTATCGTCACCGGCCTGTTTACTTCGTTGGAGTAATTAAGTATTACTGGGATTCCGAAAAAGGCCGACACGGGGATTATGTCTTCGAGAGCGTTCACCCAAAAGATATTGATGTTGATGTTGTCCCGTCTAACGATGCCCAGGATATGGACTGGGTTGCCCATCACTACGAGCTTTCAATCAAAGAGATTTTGATGAGGTGGCCGAAGAAGAAAGAGGAGTTGTTTGAATTGCTTGCTATTCCGGGGGAAAGTGCCAGTGAAGAAAAAATGGCTAGTAAGTTAAGGATAACCGAGGTCTGGTTTACCTGGTATGATGAAAAAGAGGGTAAGTGGGAAAGGGTCGAGGGTTTGGCTTGGAAGTATAAGGAACTAGTGTTTGACAAGATTAAAAATCCATATTGGGATTGGGAGGGGGAAGACACTTTGTTCACCCATGACAATGAAACTGGCAAGCGACAAGTGACTGATGATGAGATAAGGCAGTCAATGACAACTGGAATGCCAATTCCCGGTATTGATAGTGAGAAGGTTTATCACAACTACTTTGGTGATCCGAGAAAACCATTTATCTTTTTGACCGCTGACCAGTGGGGATTGCAACCATTTGACGAAACAACGAGGGTTGAACAATCTATTTTACTTCAAGACAATATCAATTTGAGGGGACAGCAAATATCGAGTATTGCTAATTTGGCGGCTGGTAAAAATGTCTTTTCGACTGAGTCGGGATTGACCGCTAAAGATGTTGAGGAAATTGATATGTGGAACCGACACCAGGATATTTTGGTGGATGGTGATATTAACAAGGTTTGGAAGAAAATTGACGGGGTTCAGCCTTCGGCGGCCTTATTTCAAGAACAGGACATAAACCGTAACCGCCTATTCTCTAAAATGGGAACTAATGAAGCATTGAGGGGAATGTCAAGACCAGGTGATCCCGCCACCAAAACCCAACTACTAAAAGAATCTGATTTTACAAGAATTGATGATGAAGTTGAGGATACCTTGAATTGGGCGGCCGAACAAATGGCGGCCGCTGCCTTGCAGATGATTAAATTGTTTTATACTGAAGAACATTTTGTCAGTATTCTTGGCAAAGACGGCCAGACAACCTTCCTGAAACTTAAGAGGGATTTAGTTGAAGATGGCATGGAGGTTACCGTGTCCGCTTCAGCAGTTGATAAGATTAAACGAAAAATGGAGGCGAGGGAAAATGCCAGACTTAAAATGGTTGACCCATTGACTTACTTTGAGGATACCGAAGCCGCCGATCCAAAGGAAAAGGCCAAGCGGTTAATGATATTTATGACTTCACCTGAATTGTATCTC